TAAACAAATGGGTAGTGGAATGAAGCCCACACAAATTCCTTCGTAAGTCTGCCTCTACCGTTCGATGCCGTATGCGCATACATACTGACACCATTGAAGTTCTCAAACGCACTTACAAACGCTATCTCTCCATCTACTTCACATCCGATATACCGCATGTCTCTCGGTAAGATTTGACCCATGCGACCAGCAAACCAAATCCTCAGTTTGTCTTCGTCCTGTATAATCACAATAGACCAAGACCGCTAATAACATTATAGTCCGTAGCAACCCATAGTACACGATCTTGGGCTACTACTACCATAGATATGGCAGCAGCAAATCCAATACCTTCGGCTTGGAACCACGGACGCTGCGCGTCTTGTCCACCGCCCCAAATTGCAGAACCCCATAGACCCGAACCCCATGACGAACCTCCTATTGGAGGTAGCGCGGTGGGTGTCGTCGGAATGGTTGACTCAAAGTCATACGAGATGTAGGCAGCAACCGCAGTTTCAGATCCAACAAAGAGCGTCGGACGGTACATAGCAACTTGTTTCTGTGTCGCCATCTTTCCAAAGTAGCTATACGCCTGAACTACTGTGGCTGTAACTCCAATACCCCCAGAGCCATCTATGAGCACCCCGTCCAAGTAACTATCCCAGAATTTGTATACCTTACCTGTAGACGAGCCAAAGTATGGATCAGACCCATAAGTAGCCCAACATGCTGAATCTAGCGACTCAAACGTAGTCCACGAGTTCAGAATTTGATTGGCAACAACTTGCTGATTAATCCCCGTGGATATCGGGATGTTGACCATGAGCATGTTGAGCTTAGGAAAGTAGTCAATATCCCACCCAGCAGAATCTCCGTACAGACTTGTCAGCTCACTAAATAGGAACTGAACTTTGTTAGATGTGACTCGCTGATCTGACTCATTTACCTTAGTAGACGCCAAGGTAGCGGTCATAGACACAACACCCTGTTGAGTCATTATGAATAAGTCACCGCCGGCCTTAGTCATTACCCGCGCACTCGCTACGGGAGCGCCGACAAAGTAAACCCCTACAAGAGCCCAAGTCGCGTCGCTGCTTGGGTTAGTACCTCCAAAGACCACAGCCTCTCCCTTTGACGAGAGCACGACTAAGTGATCTTCTGCACCATTGCCGTCGTCAAGAGTCCAAGTACCAATGGCTTGCGCGTAGCCACCCCGAGAGAACAGCGGACCAAAGTCGTACTTGACAAATGTGCCTTGAATTGCATCGGGGGGCAGGTACCATCCGTTGGTGGAGTCCTTCTCAAGTACCCAAAGGCGGTGTTGGTGAACAGTCGGGCATTTGGCATTCTTTGGATCAATACCGGCCCAAGTATTAACTACTATCCCATCGCCCAGCGAAAGGCGGGCAACACCGGCCACCTTGTAAATAATACCATTATCGGTACCGTTACCAGCAAGTGCAATGAGAAACGACCCAGCCGAGTTGGTTAAGTTGCATGTCTCCCATGTGGACGTGGCTAACCCAGCAACAATAGCAGCCCCAACCGCTGCCTTGGTGGATACGTCATACATGCCAGCAGACGACCACGCGAATAGCTTCGATGAACCTGTGACATTAGCCCATTGGGCAATAGTATTCACCTGCGCAGGCATACCGGTAGCCCACTCAGAGTAACCTTTGCGTACAGAAAGTCCGAAGGGTTGTGGCCACCAGTTTATTAGTGTAGGCGCATCTGAAGGAGGCATGGCGGCAAGCGAGTCGCGCGCATTTAAGCCCCCGATCGGAGCCGGCACAGACACCGGTACACCGACAGGTACAGGTGTTGCTTCGCCTTCAATACTCCAGAACATGTCAAGGGCCTACGTTCCAAGAGCCATCTTGAACTGACCAAGGCCCAAGATACGGGGAGGTGACTGTTGGCGAAAGCGACAGAATTTTCCCACCAGTGTCTTTACCGGTGAGCGAATTGAAGACACGAAGAAAGTCTGCAGTCGGACCTTTGACTGGCAAGCCTTTCAACTCACAGAATTTGAACTTAACAAACTTGACAAGCATCCAAGGGCTGTACCACAGAATGTCTGAATCAAGTGTAATCAAGTCTGTTGTGGGCACAGTCCCCGCTGCAAGCTGAACCCAGTACTTACTAACATATTCCATCGCCATGTTAGAAGTGGCACCTGGAGCAGGCCACAGTAGGAGTTGATCGCCGGAGATACGATAGCGTTGGCGCGGGAGGGCTGCGACAAGCGCACCCTTTAACCAGGCCCACTCTTGGGGACTCTTAGGCCCAAGCAGCGGCCAGTGATTGGTCCGATCCCACTGGGTCTGGTCTTTGAAGTACGACAAGTCTGCAGGTAACGCATACGCTTCCTGGCTGACTACCGTAGTAAACGTGAACTCTTTGTTGAACTGCTCCCAGGGGTAGTAGAGCTGGAGCTCGTTTCCTGCAGAATTCAGTAGCGAAAGAAGCTGCACAGACTGAACATCCGAGAGACCCGTAACGGTTACAGGTCGCGGGAGTCCGAGCTCTCCAGCGACCTGCGTTAGGACCTGTAATGCCGTCCAGTGCTGTGCCATCGATTACTCCCTCAAAGGCGTCTTCGCAGCCTGAGCGGCCAGGATCGTGGCCATCTGTGCCTGGAGCTCGGCGATCTGCTCGTCGCGCTTCGTCAGCTCGGCCTGCATCTTGATGAGTGGGGCGGAACCGGCGGCGGCGTCAAGGTAGGCCTGAGCCTGCTGCTTGAGGGCGTGGTGGTTCATGAACCGCTGAGAGATGTTGTCCGGCATACCGGCCAGTTGCTCGACGGAATGGATGTTGACGTGGTTGAGCTCCGCCACTTGGCCTTTGGTGAGCCACGTGACGACGCCCAAGGGAGTACCGCTCACCGTCTGCTCGTTCTTGGCCTTGTACTGAGCCCATTGCTTGGGAAAGCGCTGCTGGTAGCCGAAGTGGGCGATACCAACAGTGGTGTCGCGTTGGCCAGGATACATGATGCGGATCATGTCCACATCATCGAAGATGGGACGCCCTGCTTCGAGGGTCTTGCCCTCATTCTGGACAGCCTCCGAGAAGAAAGTCACGAACAGCTTCTTGTCGGCATCCGACTGCTGGTCGTCTTGGAAGTTCATGTCGAAATCAATGGTGGCGGTGGACACGTTAGTGTTCCTTTAGTTGGGTGAAGACTACGCAGCGCTCTTGATGGCGATCCAGTTGAGCCCCAAACCGTCATAGACGGGGTAGAACGCAACCTTGACGCCCGCTGCAACGGTAAAGGCAGCATTCACTGCCAATTCATCAATTCGACCTTGCCGGGGAGCCCCCGGGCCAGACTGTAGTGGCGGGTACACCAAAGCACTCGCTGTGGAACCGGCCAAGACCACCGCAACAACTGGAACGCCGGGCATGGCAGCAAGGGGCAATCGGTACGCCGTCGCCCCAATCGCCGAGTTCAGGACGTTGGTGTGATTTACAAGCTCGGTAGCCCCCACTTGAGCAGTACCTGTACCTGCAAAGCCGGCAGTGTAAGAGCCCGAATTGTTACCCTGGACTATTGCCGGGCGCGTATATTGGCTAGGCATGGTCAGTCCCGGTTGATGAAGTCTTCAAACGCCACCGTAGACAACTTGTCGCTCAGGGCGCGGATGGTTGCGGCGATCTGGGTGAGATTGTCTGCGCCAATGTCAGTTTGGGCAGCCTCCGTGCCAGACGGTACGCAATTGTGGAACAACAAGACTCCGTCGCCCCCAGACTCAGCCAAGGCTGGAAGCACTACGTTACAAATCTGGGTGATATTCAGACGCTCAGCTTCAGCAGTGCCGGCCCAGTTATGCCCATTCACGGGTAGGACCATGTTCATGTAATTATTCGCAGACATTGCACGCAATGTCTGGAAATTCATGGGGTTACCATTGGGGGCAATGACAACAGAGCCTGGACGTAGGGTTGCTGACCTGCAGAGCTTGTAGCCCGCACTACGAGCTGTGTCTAGCAAGCTCGTCTCGCCAGTACCGACGTTCCAGACGCCTTGTGGCCAGGCGTAGCATTGCGCTCCTGCATCAGTACAGAGTCCGTTGCTTACCAGGTAGTCCCGGGACAAGTTCATGTCCGCCACACGCCGAGCGTTCAACGCAGCAGTGGCGCCCCCAGCAAATACGCCGGAGTACAGGTTAACTGCGCCGGTATTCGTTCCATGGGCGATGCACGAATTACCGTCATCAACGTATGCCTTCCAATCGTCAAGGTTCGCGTTGAACCCAGTCTTGGTAGCGTTGACGATTGAATCTTGAATCAATGCAGAGGTGCTACGGATGCCGTATTCCTGGAGAATAGGGACACCCCGCACCAAGAACGAGCGCGCACCGTCATCAATAACCACTGCAAGCCTAGACTTACGCGCGGCGACTCCAAGCTGGAATGAGCGCAGCTTGAAGACCTGCGGTCCAGAGGCTAAGTTGGCAAACGTGACCGCCAACTTTGCCACGACAGTGGGGGCCTGCAATGTGGGGTACGTGTAGCCAGTCTTACTGGCATTGAAACGCTCTTCGGTAAAGGACAACGCAGTATGCGCGCCCAACGAGATTGGGTCTGAATTGTTCGTGCCGAACAGGTTGAAGTTACCCGTATTGGCGTTCGCGGAGTATCCCGCATCTTGCGCAACAAACACAGAAAGCACGTTGCGGAAGGGGTCCTCGCACAAGAACTCAACAAGGCAACTGTCAACATTCACGCCGCTAGCAAATGCCAACGGGGTATTCCAAGCGATGTGGAAACCTGCGCCTACGCCAGTAGTGGCTGCAGTGAAGACAATCCAACGCTCACCACGAATTTCTTCGTATGAGATAACAACCCCAGTAACAGAACTGAGGTTGGTGATAGTGGGAATTACGTCTTGGACAGTGGGCGACCAGTACGTCCAGGTTGGGCGTATTACGTTCTGCTGGTTGACGTCCGTCAAGCGTCTGCCGCGAGGATCAACCAAGCCCGCAGCATTACCTAGGGAGTCACTAAAGACAACCGCAGGTACAGAGCCTTTGCCCCCTATGGACTTTGACTGCGCGAGGCCAATACCAAGGGTGTTCGCTAGCGTCATTACAGCACCAAGAGGTGGGGGGAGGCGGTGGACACGTTAGTGTTCCTTCAGGTTAGTGTGACTAGAGGACGTTGCCGTTGTTTCTGCAGTTGAAGTAGACCGGAGCCACGGCTGTGCCCCCGCCTGTGTCGCCCCAAAGGCGATTCGTTACACCATCAGGGTGTGAAATGGAACAGTTGCTGAAGCCGACCTTGGGGAGATTCCCCGGGCCGTCAGCCGCAAAGGCAAAGATAGTGGTCGCCGTGACAATGCTCTCCGACCCATCGACGCTCAGGGCGCTAATATTCATGCCGCCGAAGCGCGCAAGCGGCACGGTGCGGGTAAAAGTAGCAAAGTCATAGGGCACCAAACCAAGCCGGTTGAGCCGCAACGAGCGAATGGTACCAGTCGCCGTATCAGAGAAGCGGAGAGAGGGCACATCAGGACGCAACCCTGAAACATCCTCGACCACCATATCCTGAATGTCATAGACCCCAGAATCAGTGAAGCCAACGCTAGACCCACCTATCTGCGCAAAGCAATTTTTGACCGTGAGCTTGCCAATAGAAGTCAAAAGCATGTTTGTCGGGGGATAACAGGCAACCTGCACCGCAGATGAGCCAAGACCATACACGCCGTCGATCTCGATGTCGTAATACTTGTAGGCGGCAGGGCCGTAGATACCAATGATCCCGAACGCTCCCAGCGCGCTTATACAATGTCCCACGTTGTTGAGGAGCTTGATGCCGTACATATCCCCCGGCGCTTGGTATGGGAAATCGTAGGTTGGGTAACCAGGCGCGCCTGCTGTAATGTCGGTACAATCTATCGTCAAGCCGATGAAGTTGTCACAGGAATCACCGACGTTGCCCTCAATACGCACGTCGCGGTGATACCCGGACAGATGCACGAAGTCCGTCGAGGTGTAGCCCGTACCCGTACGGAGGAAGGGGATGCAATTCTTGATCGTGTAGTTACGGACGTTGTTACTGCCGATCGTCCACGTCGTACCCCGGCGGAGCGCGAGGCCGTCCACGACCAGGTTGTTGACGTGACGCCACCACATCACATTGCCACGCGGATCACCATCCTTGTAGGCTTGCGACGCATTCTGCCCGTTACCGTCGATGGTGCCAGGCCCGTAGATCACGATGTTCTGGTTCGCCGGGTAAAGCTGGAGCGCATTGGGGTTGCTGTTGCCACCCGGAAAGACGTTTTCAATCTCGTACCGAAGAACGCTCACCCCGTCATTAAAGATCACCTTCCAGACGCCGCGATAACCCCGGCCACCGGCAGCCGTCCCAGCCGCGCCCGCCGCGCCGTGGCCCAAGGTGACAATGGAAACCCAGGAATCAACCGGGAACAGCGCGAGTTGCGCCGGCGTCATGCTACTGCACTTGCAGCAGTAGTTGGCGCCGTCGGGCGCCAACTCATAAATAGCGTTGCCCGCAGCTACGACCGTCGCCGCATTGCGTGCGTTGGAGTTGGTGAGAATCGCTGAAGGCGCTCCAGGTGCCGCCTTCAGCGTAACGCCAGCCCCGAGATAAAGCGTGGTGAACGAGGGTACGTACACCACTGAATTGAAGAGGTAGGTGCCAGGGGTACGGATGGAGACGACGCCCCCGCCGCTCAAGGCCAATTGAAGGGCTATGGCGTTATTGGCATAGACTTCTACCTGTGGAGATGGGCTGAGTGAGCCCATCTCCGCAGATCCTACACGCCAATCTACATAGATGGGCGCTACTGCCCCAACGTTTATTGACATGTGTATCTCAGTAGGTGGGGAGGGGCTGCCAGTTGGTACGTCAGTAGACGCCCGCTATCATCTTGGGATCCAGCCCCCCATTGAACTTACAGCGTAACGCCCACGGTCGGGTACATCAGCCGCGTATCGGCGTTGTTCGCCTGAGCGCCACCAGTCGCCGTCTTGAGGACGATGCCATTGATGGAGCGGCTAGCAGCCGTACCGTCATCGTCCACCGAACCGGCGGTTGCCGTGGTATTCAGGCGTGTGCCAACCGCAGCCGAGGCCAGCGTGTTGACAGTGGCCTTGCCCAGCACCTGGAACCAGCCGCCTTGGCCAGTGAGCAGAGTGGCTTGCGCCACGCCGACCCGCGAACCATGGCCGCCCAGCTGACCCGCTGCCGTGTTGGCGGTGGTGATCATGCTGAAGTTGCCGTTCAGGATGCCTTCCACGCACGCGAAGAACTGCGTAATACCCGCAGTCGCGATGCCGTAGATGAATTCCTGGTAGCCGATGACCGAACTGCCGTCAGGCGTGGCGTTGTCGTAGCCGCCGATGGTGCCAACCTTGAAAGCCGGAACACCTGCGGGCGCGACGAGAGCAATGTCGCCGGGACCAATGCCAATGATCGATGAACTCATGTTGCTTCTCCTTGAAGAGTTGGTTGCAGTTGATCAGGACTCGAACATCGTGCCCTGGAACTGCAGGCCGCTGGCGGTCAGGTTGCCGGCCCAGGCCAGAATCTGAACCGCAGCGTCTTGGTTGACGCTGTAGCGCTGACCTGGCGACAGGGGCACCATGTTGCGCTGGGCATGCGGGCGGTAGAACAGGTACTTCGTGTTGAGGAAGTAGGCCTGCGACGCCGGAACCGCTGAAGGTGCCGTACCAGCCGAGCCGCTCAGACCAGTGTTGACCCAGTTGAGCTGCATGCCGCCGTCGAGGACCACGTCGGCGTCCATGAACTTGACGGTGACGAAGCCCAGTTTGGCCGTCTCAGTGCCAGTGAAACGCTGGATGGCCTGCAGGCTGGCCATGTAGAAGCCCCAGTAGTTGTTGTCAAACAGGATCAAGTCGGGACGGTCGTTGCCGCGAACTTGCCGCGCCCACATGCGGTTCATGTAGGTCTGGATGTTCGTAGCAGTAGTCGCGCCAGCGATGGCGACGTTGCCCTGAGCCTGGTTGCGCCAGAAGCCCCAGTTGGCCCGGTCGATGCCGCCGACGACGCCGGAGGTGGGGACCTTGATGACTTGCTTGAGCAGGCCGTCGATCTGCTTGCCACCAGCGGCGGAACCGTCGCTGTACAGGCCCGAGGCGATCAGGTTGGCCATCGAGGACTCGGCAACATCCATGCGGCCGTCGAGCAGGTCGATGATGCGTTCCTTGCCGGCATTCTGGAGTTGTTCCAGGCCCGAGATGGTCACGGGGCAGGCGGCCTGCTTGATCGTGTACTCAGCCGAGCTGATGACGTCCTGCGCGGCGATCGGCAAGGTCTCGTAGCCCGAGTACCAACCGGCGTTGCCGTTGGAAGCGAAGCTGAGCTCCTGCATGATGGTGTTGCCGCCTGAGAACGTCTTGACGTTCCCACGCTGCTTCAGCCGGGCCAGGAGTGCGTTGTTGCTGGTAACGTTGTCGGCGATGACGCCGGAGCGGTTCTGGATCGTGGTCGCAATGACATCACTGATCGCGGAATTGGCGAAGGCCATGTTGGATTCTCCGAATTGGGTTGAACGAGGTTGCTTCTACACCGTCATCGGAGTCCCTGGCTTCTTAGCGCCCTTAGAGTAGCTCCGGCTGAGGTACTACCTGCCTTCTGCTGCTCCAAATGCTGCCTCGATAGTGGCCCGGCGATCAGATGCGTTTGGAACCCGAGAAGTGCCACCAGGTGAGCCAGCAACAGAAGCAGACGCGTTGAGCGCGCGCTTAGCTTTAGCAGTAGATGCTGCAGCTTGCGCGGCTAGGGTCTGGCTCGCTGTTGCGCTGGCGACCTCTTGGCTGATAGTCGGATCCATCGCAATAGCACGATTATACGCCGCATCGATCGTCAGCGGTTGCCCTTTCGATGCCGAAAATTCGACTAAATCTGCCATGAGCGACCGAACCTGTTCAAAATACGGGTACTTTACCGTATCTTGTGCCATCTGCTCAACAGTCTGTGCTGCCGACTGCTCTTGTGCCTGCCGTTCCTGCTGCTCACGCTGCTGCTGTTGCTGGATAAACGACTGGAACGGCGCCAGACGCTGCTGTAGCAGTTGCTCGACGCGCGAATCGACTGGATCGCTGCTTGCCGGAGCTCCTGCCAACGCGGCGTCCAATGCCGCAATGTCCACACCGTAACCCTTGATCAGGGTAGCCATGTACTTAGCACGGTCTGCGGGTGGGGCGGACGACAGGAAGGCGTCGGCCTTGAGCAACCGGCCCATGGCTTCGATTGGATGCGCGCCGAGTTGTTTGAGCCGTGCTTGGTACGGCTGAACTGTCTGCATGAGTTGCTGCGTCAACTGACGTGCTTGTGCAGAGTCATTCAAGACTTGCGTAGTCTCGCGCTCGCGGCGGGAGATTTCCTGACGGACTTCTGGGTCCAGCGCACCCCATTTCGCCTTGAGTGGAGCCTTCCAAGCCTGCGGCGCGCGGTCTTCGGGCTTGGTCTCAATCGGAGCAGGCGTTTCGACAGCTTCTGCACTGGCCGATTCTACAGGAGCGCCCGTAGGCTCCTTTTCAGCGGCAACTTCCTGTACAAC